AAATTAGCAAGTGCATTTTCGGGTTCACAAATTCAGGATTTAGGTCAAGCCCGTGCAGCTTTACGGGGTCTGGAGACAATTGACCCAGCGGCTATTGCAGCGGCACCAGCACCGGCACCGGGAGCACCGGGAGCACCGGGAGCACCGGGAGCACCGGGAGCAGCGGGAGCACCGGGAACAGCGGGAGCAGCGGGAGCAGCGGGAGCACCGGGAGCAGCGGGAGCACCAGCCGCTGGGTTATCAACGCTGGTAGCCTCCTTGACTCCTCGACCAAATTTGGAAAACGGCGCTCCTGATGCCCGTGTGTTGATTGGTACGATTCTAGAAGACGCCGTTGCCAAAAGCACAATGACTCAAGCAGCGGCGCAAATGTACGTCAATTATATTCCCGCCCTTGACGCCGTAATGACGCTACCAGCGACCAGAAGAGATATTGATGCTTTTAAGCTTAATATTGCCAGAGTCCCTGGTTTAGAAAACGCAGTTGCTGATTACTTGTTGTCTGGCTGCAAAAACCACGCTTTGATTAAATTCAAAGCGAAACTTGTCCGCGTAGATGGAGTTTTCCCAAACGACTTTTTGCACGGTGCTCATGCTTTCAGAATGTTCGATGATTTATTGGGTAAAATGGGGCCGCGCGCTGGCGCGGCCGGTGGATCATTGAAAATGGCGTTTGCGCCTTTGATGACTGCGGCTGGCTATACTGACGCAACGATGGTAGATGCTTTCTTCGGAGGCCCTGCTCAAACAGAATTGTTGGAAGCTAAATTAGCCAAAGAAATCAAATCCCACCAGATGCTAAAAGCAAACTTCAAAAACATCATCAAAGTTTGATTAACAAACCCCTGATTAATTCTTTCAAAATTTTCTTACTCTCTGCTGTTGGATCAAGTTTATTAATAGCTTGGTTCAAGACTTTTTCTACTCTGGCAGAAAAATCAAATGACAGTGGCTCTAAAAGCAATTTCACTTTTGCGGCTGAACCGTGTAAGCAATCGATGCCGGAACCATGACCAATCCAAAGATCAGCAGGTTCGGGCGCGGTGCCAGGATCGCCGGGATCGCGCCTAACGCGCAACCCCTTAGAGCGCAGAATGTTTTCAATGCTGGTGTAAAATGCTTCTGCGCTTTCTGAATTTTGAGCGATTACAGAAGGATCATGCATTACGAGAATAGCAAGGGGTTTTAAATCTTCTTTTTGTTTTTTTAGAACGGCATTTGGGCTAAGGTTAACGTCACTCATGCCCTTAAGTATGTCGCGTTTGTTAGGTTGGGTTGTCGTGGCTTAGAATAATACAATCACTTGTTAGCATTAAACCAATGATGGAAGTAGCATGTTCCAAAGAACAACGTTCCACTTTGACCGGATCTATGATTCCTTTTTCGAGCATGTTGCATACGACGTGACGTGCAGAATCGTAACCAAATTTCATTTCAAATGATTTTCGATCTTCTTCGCAAGAAAATAAAACTATTTCTGATTGATGTTTTGCAAAATCCCTAATTTTATCTGCAATTAATTCTGGATGTTTGTTGGCATTTCGTAAAATCTGGCTAAAAGGTTCTAGACATGCAAGTCGCACTACCTCAACCCCTGCACGTTCATCATCAGTTAAATCGCACATTAAACCAGCGCTGATGAGATCTTGCAAGTGCAAGCTGGCATGGAACAAAGCTCCCCCGCCGCCAGGGACAATTCCCTCTTCTGCGGCAGCTACCGTGGCGTTCAGGGCATCTTCAACGCGATCTTTACGCTCCAGCATTTCTGGAACCGTGGCTCCGCCCACTTTAATAACAGCGACCCCACCGGCTAATTTTGCAAGACGACCTTTAATTCGTGTTTTTTGTAAATCATCCAAAGTCGCGTCGCCGCTTAGAATGTTTCTTAAAGACTCAATACGTTGTTGTAATTTTTCTTTAGAACCATCAGCAACGAAAGTTGTGTGATAGCGTGTAATTGTCACTTTTTTACAAAAAGTTCCAAGTTCATTCGCGGTAATTGTTTTTAACGAAAAACCAGAAGAATTGCTGATAAACGTCGCCCCAAGAAGAATTGCAATGTCGGAAAGTAGTTCGTCTCTGTGATCTCCGTAGCTTGGAGCTTTGACGGCACATACATGCAAAGCGCCTCTTAGTTTATTGAGAACCATCGCCTGTAGAGCTTCGCCTTCAATATCTTCACCGATGACCAACAATGGACGTTGGTGCTTGGACGCTAATTCCAATACCGGAAGAAGTTCTTGCATACTGTTAAGTTTTTTATTCGTAATAAGAACATAAGGGTTAATAAGTTCAACACTCATTTTTTCAGAGTTGGTCACGAAGAATGGGGAAACATAACCTCCATCCATTCTCATACCTTCGACTACTTCAAGAGTGGTGGCAAGGCTTTTGGCTTCTTCAATAGTAATAATACCATCTTTACCTACTTTTTCCATGGCATCAGCCAAAAGAGTTCCAATTTGTTCATCACCATTAGCAGAAATAGTTCCGATGTGCTTGATGTCATCAATATTTGAAACTGGTGTTGCTCGGGACTTTAAGAACTGGCTAACTTTAGAGGTTGCTAAATCCATTCCGCGCTTAAGCGCGGTAGAACTTCTGCCTGAAGAGATCATTTTTTCTCCCTGGCAAAGTAAGGCGTAAGCTAACACTGTTGCTGTTGTAGTTCCGTCGCCAGCTACGTCATTCGTTTTAGCGGCCACTTCTTTTAGAAGTTCCGCACCAATTGAATGAAGTCTGTTTTTTAGCTTAACAGCTTTAGCAACAGTTACGCCATCTTTGGTAATAACTGGAGTTCCTAAGCCGTAATCAATGATCACGTTGTGCCCTGATGGACCCATCGTAACCCTGACTGCATTTGCTAAAATGCTAGCTCCTTCAAGTAATTCTTTCCTGGCTTGGTGTTCGAAGACAACTTCTTGTTCATTCATTGGGCATTTGTATCCTTACTCGCGCTTTTCTACCATCGGGCAGAGTGATGAAATCATATAACGCCTCCTCGGAATGCGCAATTGCAGGCTGCACAATGGGGGTTTTTAAAGAAGGCGTTGAAACTTCTTCCGAAGCAGGCAGTGGTTTTTTCGCCTCATCGACCAAACTAGAAACCGATGTTTCTAGTTTTGAAATTGTTTCTTCGACCAAGCCAGTTACGCGTTTCAACAAAGTTGTTTTTAAATCTGTGACAGAAATGCAAATTTCACCAATATCATCTGTAAAGCGCGATAAGTCGATTATTTTGTTTCCTTTAGGGGTTTCCGCCAAGACTTGGTAGGAGATCGAATCACCGCTTAAGGTTTTCCGGGCTACCACTTCACAGACCACCGCAGGTATTACGCCTAGCACGCCTTTTTTAGAAAGGATGAAAATTGCCTGTCCTACTTCATAGGATTGGCTCATGAAATTCCTTTATTTAAAACCAGCTTCTTTAAGTTTTTCTTTGAAAGTATCAGTAGGAACAAGCACGCGGTTGATTAAAGAAGGATCACCCGAAGCACTTGCTGCCTCTTTATTTTGTTCATAGACGGTTAAATCTAATTTGGATAGAGAAACGCGAAGTTTTTCTTCGTTAGAGTGTCCTCCTAATGAAGAGAAAATGGTTAAAAGTTTTGCTACGGCTGTATCGTGTAATTTCATAATTATCTTTCTTAGTTGGAGCGATTGATTGGACTAGAAGCTTCTTCTTTGGCGGAAGCCACAACGCTTTGTAGTGTTTCGAGATTTTGCTTTACTTTTGCGGAGATAGCTGCACCGGCAATTTGTGCCTCCGCCAAAGGTTTCATGCCCAAAGAAACTCTAATTTTATCTAGATCTTCTGGTGCTAGTTTTTGTTTCATGTGATGCATATCAACATAAAGATGCAAGTCGCGTTCAACAATTTCGATTTCTTGCCCGTGTTCACCGGGTTCAAACTCGCCAGTCTTTCTGTGTTCCCACACTAAAAGACTGGCAGGCATCAAATACTCTTTAGGAACGTCAATAAGGGGAACGGTTTCTTGCTGGCCGTGCTCATTTTCTTCGTAGAAAATTTCTGGTGTCCATTTTTTAGGCTTCGGTTGTTGTTTCACGATGATGTGTTTCCTTGTGGCGTATTCTAAATGCCATATCGGCTACAATAACATTTCAAACAACATTTGTAAATGGTAAATCAACCAATAGTATCTAATACAGTCACTAATTCATCAAAAGTGTCTTTGTGCTTCACTTTTTTAGTGATATCGGCAACCCGCATTGCTGCTTTTAGGGTTTTCATGTCAAGTTTCGTCGAAAATTCTTCTACCAGAGCTTTCTCGTCTTCCTTCAAAAGCTCTTGCTCTTGCTTAATGGTATTGAAGCGTTTCATAAATTCTTCAACTACTTGTTTAAGTGCGCCAAGTTCCCGAGGTTGTTCTTCGCCATTACCAATAGTATCATCAACAGTAGACATGAGGTTTTCTTTCCACGAACTCCCTGTGAGTCGTGTTGTCATGCTATCTGAAATGTGGTGACTGTATTAAGCTTGTTAAATAGCGGGCGCAGATTTTTTTAAACTATTAAGCTGCTGGATGGCTCTATCATACAGAGCTACAGCTTCCGGGGTTGCTCTATAATGCTCTTTGAATTTATTCAACAATGAAAGTTGGGCATTTTTATATTCATTCTGAATTGCAGATACCAAAGTTCCTTCGGCGGTAGCTAGTTCTTGTTTTTTTTGATCGTGATCATTTCTTGAGAGTTCTTTGTCCTGCTCAAGAGATTGCTTCATTTTCTGTAGCTCTTTATATTCTTTCAATGATGAAAAACTAACATTTCCTTTCATCGCTTTAATGACTCTTTCTAAATCCGCCAGGGAGGTGGGGGTCGTGAAGGTTTTTACCCGGTTGACAATATCGTCTGTGGTGCCCTTTAGCACCGCCAAACCTTCCTGATGGCCAGCTTGCCAAAAAGCGCTTTGTTGCAGAGCTAACGTTAACTCTTTGATTTTTTCAGGAGTTAGTTGAGTTTGTGGCTGTGCCTGAGGCACAGCCACTTGTTGTGTTACTTGTTGTGCGACATATTCACGCAAGGTGGACTCCCCCAGGTCACCGCCATAATAAGGCAGGCGAGTAGAGCGGGCTGTTGTTTTAGTGCCAGTAGTAGAAGCAACGAAATTGCGAATTCCGTCACCAACGCGCCGAATATCTGAATTAGCTCTTTGCCCCCTGATTCTCCCTCGTATTTCCTCCCCGTTTGGGCCTTCTGTGTTTGCCCCGCGAAGTCCCTGTGCCGTCATTTGTTCAATGCCACTCAGAGCCCCGTCAACAACAAGCGGGGTTGCATGTTTTGTGCTTAAAACACCCAAAGCCACGCTCGGATTGAGCAAGAAGGATAAAAGCCACATGTCATCAGTAAAAATAGCGTCACGATTTGCATCAAACACTTTTTGATATTTATCAACTATTTTTTTGGTTCTGGTTTTTTCTTGATCAAAAATATCTTTATAGTCCGTTTGAAAAAATGGAGTCAAAACCGTAAAAAAAGCTCTAATCATGAATTGCGTAACTAAAAAACCTTTACTTAGCATAATTTTAGTAACGCCGACAACGGTTTTTCCGAGGTTAACAAATGGGGTTACGAAAATTTTACCGAGTTCGCTGGTTTGACCCCCGCCCATGCCTCCGCCGCCTCCGCCGCCATAATCACCATATCCGTCAAATCCATAATCAGATCCTCCGCCATCATCCTCGGTAAGCACCTTTCTTTTGGACTCGACGACCACGCGCTTAACATAATTTCTTAATAGTGTATTTTCTTTCATTACCATTCTCCGTGGTGAATTTTCGTCTCATCTAAAATTAAATCAACACCAGTTAGCTCTTTCCAGCATTTTATTATTTCTTTATCAAAAAGATTTATCATATGTTTTTTAGAAATCGGATGGCGCTTCGACAGCCTCTCTCTTAAGTCCACAGGAAAAGCGTTGATTAACTGTCGCTTTATGATTAGCCAATCGTTTATAGCGCCTGTATATTCGTAAACAGCTTGAATGGTTGTTACAATTCTTGGTTTTTGTATCAAAAATGATTTAGTCGTAGCGTCCATAAACCCTGCTTTTATTCTTGTAAGTATTGAATACTTACCTTTGAAGGAGTTTTACTTTGGCCACCAATAAAAATGATGCGTTATTTAGTCGTCTCGTGGACTTATTTCAAAACGGAGTAGGAGTCGCTCGTAAGACAAAAGGCGCTTTAGATCACAAGCCCGGATACAACCCTCGTTATATGGGCATCGCAGGAAGCTCTGGTGTTGGGCATTTCAAAAATCATTCTTTAAAGAAAAACACAAGAAACACATTTAATCATGTAATGAACCCCCATGCCGCGCACCGCCAAAGTCGTTATCATGAATACGAGCAAATGGAGGAGACGGCTGAAATCCACACAGCCTTAAATGTCATGGCCTCGGAAGTAACAGCCACAGACGAGAAAGGTAAATGTTTTCACATCCAAACTGACAACGAGCGTATTAAAGAACTTTTAAGCAATCTTTTTTATGATGTTTTGAACATTGAGTTCAATCTTTATTGGTATGTTCGTTCTTTATGCAAATTTGGCGACTTTACTCTTTACAACAGAATTGATCCAAAAAGAGGGATTGTTGGCGTAACTCCTATTCCGATCAATGAAATTGATCGTGAAGAAGATTTCAACCTAGACGAGCCACAAATGGTTCAATTCCATTGGGCTGCCAAAGGAGGAGAAGCTCTCCATGCGTTTCAAGTTACTCACATGCGCTTAAATGGCAATGAGTCGTTTCAGCCTTTTGGTACAAGTATTCTGGAGGGTGCTCGTAAAACTTGGAGACAGCTTTGCCATAAAAAAGGAACACTGGTTTTAACCACAACTGGTCCTAAAAAAATTGAATGTGTTTGTGTCGGAGATGTCGTGTTGTCGCATGACCCAGATACTAAAAAAACAATTCGTGCCAAAGTTAAACATGTTTTGCCGATGGGCAAACAAAAATTAGTCAGAGTAAAAACGCTTCATCGACAAATTGATGTAACTCCAAATCATGGACTTTTGGTTAAAACACCAAAAGGAGAACTTCATTACAAAAAAGCTTCCGAAATTATTTGCACAACTAATTACGGCGTTAACAAACATCGAAATGCAGAATGTCTAGTCCTCCCGGCTTTTAATGGCGGGATAAAACGACATTCGGTTGTACTTGAAAATTTAAATTTTCACACATCTTCGGATTTTATGAAATTGTTTGGGTTTATGCATGGAAATGGTTGGGTGAACAATTCTCATTGTGGATTTGCTCTTGGCGTAAATGACAACCAAAATCAATTATATATTGATATTTTTGAAAATCTTTTTAAGAAAAAAATGAGAATTTCTCCAAAAAGATGCCTCAAAGGAGATCAGGCAAGCATCGATTCAAAAGAAGCTAGTCTAATATTTAAGGCTTTCGGTTTTCAATCAGGTTTTGCTAACAAGCGTGTTCCTTCGTGGGTGTACGAGATGGATCGTAATCTGATTATTGATTTCCTACAAGGATTTCATGGCGCAAATGGGTGCGAAAAAGATGAAAAATTTTCATTCTCTAGCCAAAAATTCTTAGAAGACGTGCAAGCTCTCTGTCATATAAGCGGGGTTACTTGTGGCTCTGAAATAAATTTGGACCGGAATAGAAATACTGAATTCAGTTCATATTTCAACAAAATAGTAACCACCCAAAATAGCTTTAGATTGTATGTTGATTTAACCAATATTTCTAATGAGCCAGTTCAATATGAACCCGTTATCAGCATTACTGAAATTGAGCCAGATGAAACGTATGATCTAGAAGTAGATCACGAGCTTCACAATTTTGTAGCCAATGGCATTGTCACTCATAACACTTTGGCAGAAGATGCCATGTTGGTTTATCGCGTTGTACGTTCGGCGGAACGTAGAGTTTTTTATGTAGACACCGCCAACGTCCCCGCTGCCGACGTGGGACCATTTTTGGAGCAAATGAGAAATGCTCTCCGCAGTAGTCAGGTTGTTGATCAAACATCTGGGCGGGTAGACTTACGTTACAATCCATTTAGCCAAGAAGAAGATTATTTCATTCCCGTTAGGGGATCGGACTCGGGCACTAAGATTGACACTCTTTCGGGCGGGGCTAACACCACCGCTACTGAGGACGTTGAGTACATCCAAAAGAAACTCTTCTCGGCTTTGCAAGTACCGAAAGCATTTTTGGGCTTCGATGATTCCCTCTCAAGCAAAGCAACTCTCGCCATCGAAGACGTTCGCTTCGCCAAGACTGTCGGGAACATCCAAAAAGTTGTTCTGGCTGAATTAAACAAACTCGCATATATCCATTTGTTCATTCATGGATTTGATGGAGAGGATCTCGTTAATTTCGATCTTCAATTATCGAATCCATCCACGATCGCTCAACAGCAAAAACTTGAACTTTTGCGGACTCGTCTGGAAATTGTCAAAAACAATTATGATCCAGAAATGCGTATGTTAAGCCGGGAATATTTCCAGCGCAACATTCTTCAGATGAGCGAAGGAGAAATCGAAGAAGAGCGTACTCGCATTGAGTACGATAAAAAATTTGATGCCCGTATTGATGCAATCGAACAGAAAGCTGCGCGCTCCGGTCCCTATTCAGATGGCTTTGATGGGAAGACTTATGGATACGGCGAAGATGGCAAAAAGACAGATGAATCTGACAAGGCACCAGAAGAAAAGGCCCCTGCCGATCCTCTCTCAAATATCAAGAAACCATCTAAAGAGGAAGATGGCGAGGACGGCTTTATCAGGCCACCACAAAGCCCTGTGAAGCCGGAAGATCGTGTTGCCTATAATCGCAATCGTCGTCACACGCACGGCCCGATGGCGTTAGCCCAACCAGATTTTCGTTCTATGTTGAGTGTCAAAAATTCGTCACTCAAAGATATTTACGACAAAGACTTTCTCGGCATAGGAAATCCCTTCCGCGAAGGCAAAGAAATGGACATGGAAAATATTTTTGAACCCGATGGGATGCCAATAAAGACAGTTTCGTCTCCAACAATCACAAAAGAAATTGAAATAATGTTAAAAACGATGGACGAGCATCTAAATATTTCTAGACAATGGTCATCTGTCAGCAGCAATTTGTTGGCAGAGGGTAACACCAAAGAAGAAGTTTGAGTTACCCCTCGCAGAAAGATGATTTTAACCCATGCCCATCAAACACAACAAAAAACGCAATGTTGGATTGATCCAAGAATTTCTTGCTCGTCATATGGCGATTTCGATGGTTGAAAACAAACCAGAGAAAAAAGATAAGGCTATCCAATTAGTTGGAAAGCATTTCAAGCTATCATCAGATCTTCATAAAGAATGGATGACGTTTCATTCTTTGGTCTCGACGCAAGTTAACAATAAAGAAGTGGCTCATTCTCTAATTTCCGAAGCCAAAAAACTTTGCCGTACTTTATCCGAAGCAGATTTGGAGCGCGCAAAAACTACATTAATTCATGATATCAATCACCAACTCGGCGACGATAAATTCTGGGGTCGTGAGGTTAAAAATTATAAATTGTACGCGACTGTGCAAATTCTGATGAATGAGTGGAGGAACCCATCTGGTTCTTTAGGCGAGACAGCGGCGCTAGAAGACAAACTCATGGAGCATTTAACTCGTGTTGTCATCGCTACCGAAAAACCAATCCCCGTTGTTCGTGATGCAGATGCACCCCCGGACGTTTTAGTGATTAAATTGATGACAGAGAAGTTTAATTCGAAATACAGCAAAATATTAAATGAAAGGCAAAAAAAAATTGTCAGTCTTTATTTGTGTGCTCAAGAGCTCGGATCTGATCCGAGCGAAAAAGAACTGCGAAGTTATTTGAAACAACTCGGTGAATCTGTTCTTTTTAAGATGGAAAAGTATGCAGCTATTAATTCCCCTGATATTTATTTGCAAGATAAACTCAAAGAAACTCGTGAGTTTATCAAAACCACGTTAAATCTTGAGATTTTGACGGAAGATATTCTTTCTGCATATCTCAATTTCGCAAAGCTTGAAGAGGAATTAATATGCTGAAACTTTTATCTGAGTACAATTTATTCGATTATAAACCCGAGGACGTAGAGAAGTCCATGGAAGACAACAATGGACATATTATCCTTTCTGGTGTTTTGCAAAAAGCTGATCTTTTAAACCAAAATGGCCGTGTTTACCCGAGAAACATTTTGGAGCGCGAGATTAGAAACTACCAAAAATTCATTATCGAGTCTCGCGCCCTTGGCGAATTAGATCATCCTGACCATGCTGTAGTGGAACTGAAAAATGTTTCTCACGCCATCATTGAAGCCCGAATGGAAGACGATGTAGTTTATGGACGTTTGAAAATCCTCAACACTTCTGCCGGTAAAGAATTGCAAGCCCTTGTCAAAGACGGCATCAAAATTGGCATTTCTTCTAGGGGAGTTGGATCTCTCAAAAAAGAAGGTGACCGTCATATCGTCCAAGACGATTTTCAGTTGATTTGTTGGGATGTTGTAAGTGAACCATCAACCCCTGGCGCATTCGTCATGAAAGAAGGCAGGGACATTTCTGAAAAAGAATTGAAAGCTGTTTTCAGTCAACAGGACAGAATCTCTCGCGTTCTTAATGATATCTTGATATTAAAGAAATAACATGACGCTAAATAATACGCCATCCCCAGGATACAATTTTCTTCCTTCATATCAAATGTCGGGCATTCCTTATGTTACTTCTTCAGTAGCAACATCTGGCGTTACGCATTTAGCATTTGATCGAGTAACTCGTTTTATTACCGTCAAAAATAACGACATCGGAACAACTCAAATCAACTTTGCGTTTACAGCTAACGGTCTCGGTACATACAATTTTTTTCAACTAAAAGATGGAGAGACTTTTCACGCTGAAGTTAGGATTAAAGATCTTTTTGTAACTTGCGTTTCTGGCACCACTGCCGAATATACCGTATTTGCTGGCATGACGACTATTAACTCCAGAGACTTTCCTATCTTATCCGGCTCTGGTGGCATCTCTGGAGTTGGTTAATTAAATTAGAAAAACAAGCCTAGCATCATAAGTAAGAAACAAGGTAGTATTAATTCATGAAAATTAAAAAATCAGAGTTCAAGGCACTCATAAAAGAATGTCTCATCGAAATTCTCCAAGAAGGTCTTGGAGGGAATGCCCTCCCTGGCAACACTGCAATTACTTCCAAAAAAAGTGGGTTCCCTTTTGGTGGCCAAGCAGGCCCAAAAAGGGTAGACGCTGACGAGTTTGAGTCATCGGAAGAAGACGAAGAAACCTCGGAAGAAGACGAAGAAACCTCGGAAGAAGACGAAGAAACCTCGGAAGAAGACGAAGAAACCTCGGAAGAAGACGAAGAAACCTCGGAAGAAGACGAAGAAACCTCGGAAGAAGACGAAGAAACCGTCCAAGAGGCTCAATGGTTTTCTCGCAAGAAAAAACTTGTAAAAGAAAACTTTAGATTTGCTCCTCGCAAGCCTGCGCCCAAGCCTGCGCCCAAGGCGCCAGTTACCGTAAAACGTAATCAACGCCTAGAGGAGTTAACTCGGCAGGTTGCTGGTAGTATCAAGGGTAATGCCAAAATGAAAACTATATTTGAAGATATTTTTCGCGACACGGCAAACACAACTCTTCACGAGCAAACACAGCGCGCCTCGGTTGCCAAAGCCCAAAGTGAGTATGGGATGCACAATGTCATTGATGCCAACCCGGAAGAAATTTTCGAAGGCGCAGATCGTTGGGCGACATTAGCTTTTAAGCCAGCGCATTCGTTCACAGGAAAAATAACCAACAAATAATTAAAGTTTTCCCAGGAGGTTTATTATGACACGATATGTACCGCTTCACCACCACAATACAACAGAACCATCAGATCGCGCCCATAGTAGTGCCTTTGAAGTAAATGACTCGAATCGCCAAATCGTGCTTCGTGCTTCATACACGGGATCACCTCTTTTTAGAGATACCCCGGATGGCTACCGAGGAAATAACGCTCGCGCTATTTTCGAAGCCCTCGTGTTGACTCCATTCGAAGGTGGTAATGAAATGTTTGGAGATGTTTATCGAGATTATGGAGCAACCAATCCCAACATTGCCCAACAAGCTCCTGATTTCGGCGCGATTCAAGCATTGATCGATAGCCGTGGCAATGGCGGGGGTTTCCCAACAACTCCATGGTCGCCAACAACAGCCTCCCCAACAGTTACTACAGGCGGTGCATTAGCAATTGCAGATAGTATTCCGGCAACACCAACACCAGTCCTTCGCGATGGAGGTTGGGGTCGCCGACGAAACGCAGGCCCAGCCGCGTTAAATCCCCGTACAACTGCGACGGAAATTCACAGGGATGTACTTGCGCGTCGTCCTTTGGGATCATCGAGAAACTCAGGATAATCAGAAATTAAAATATGAGCACTTTATACAACGAAGTCTTAGCTGACGCCAAAAAAATTCGGGAAGTCGCAATTCAGGATGCTCGTAACAGCATTATGGATGAGATCCTTCCTCTTGTCAACAAAATGATTGCCGAAGAAATCGCCAATCCTGATGGAATGCCCGGTTTCGAAGACACCGACGAAGACCCATTGGATCAAGTAAATACAGATCCTCTGCCTCCTGTTAACGGAGCTCCTGTAGTTCCTGCGGAATTGCCACCGGCAGCCCCTGTAGACGTTGCTTATGACAGCGCCGGGGATTCCGCTATTCCTTTGGCCCCTGCGTCTACACCCGTTGGATTACTGAACTTAACTCCCGGCCCGGATGGAAAGGTAACAATAAGTCTTGACGATTTATTAAATTGCTTAAAAGACAAAACTTCGGAACCTGCAAGCACAACCCCTCCGGTAGATGCAATGCCGTCTGACGTTCCACCGCCTGTTGTTAGTCCGCCCCGTAGCGCTGGGGCAATGGAACCTCCTTTGCCACCACTTCCGCCACTTCCGATGGGCGAGAACAAGCAAGTAAAGCTTTTGAAAGTAGTTTCAGAGAAAGTTAATTCGCTTGAAGGATTGTTAGGCAACCTAACGGAAATTTCTTCGGCCCAAGAGGCAAAATCCATCAAAGATGGATTGTATGTGCTTTATTGCCGCCTACAAGAAACCAAAACTATAGATCATGTTTCGGTTCGTGCAAAAACAATTCTAGAAGAAAAAATTGAAAAAATGTACGATTCCGTGGACGAATTATTTGAATCAACTATTTATGAGAAAACAAGGGTTAGGAACACAACCATGAAACAAGGAAAAACTGCCACTCTAAAAAACCTTTTCGAAGATGTGAGTGATGATTTGCTAGACGAAGAAGCTCAACTCTCTGGATTATTCGATGACGAAGAAGTCGATGAGTGCGGCGATGAACCTATGGGCCACGAACATGCCGAAGGCGAAGAAGATGACGGCTCTATGAGCGATCTTTTTGGTAGTTCTGACATGGACCCTGATGATGATGACATTGCAACGATTACCCTCGTTGATGATGATGAAGTAAATCCAACTGCCAGGATGGGTATGGGCGAAAGCCAAGACCTTGACGACGACATGATTGTCGAAATTTCAGAAACCGAATTGAAGGAAGCTCTTGCTTCACTCAACGAAAGCGACGAAGAAGATTCTGGGCTAGTTGAATTCGAAAATGATGAAGAAATTGAAGACGAGGACGCCAATGAATCCGTAACTGGAGATATTTTTGGTGACCATGTTGGAGATGATGCCTCCGAAATGCCGACAGTTTCGTCGGTACGCAAACCCTCAGTAGCTACTACAGAATCGAAAGCTGCAAATATTCAACTCAAAGGAAAGTTGAATGAAGCAGATCGTAAGCTCAAGGCAGCGCACTCAAAACTTGTAGAGAGTAATTTGCTCAACGCAAAATTAATCTATGCAACACAATTTCTCAAACGTGGCGGTTTAACAAAGGTCCAAATGGACCGAGTTGTTGAATGTCTGGACGCAGCCGAGAACATTGTTGAAGCAAAAGTTATTTTCAACAAGTTAACCAAGAAACTCAATGAACGCAAAAGCGCCCCTGGAACTGAAACTCGCAAACCTCTTCGTGAGTCGCGTGAAATTTCACAACCAGTCGTTCTTGCAGAAGGTTTCGACCTTCCATTGGATGATTCTCGCTGGGAACAAATGGCCGGAATTCGACCACGCCGCAATGGATAAATGCGCGTAACAAAATAGTTATCTATAGAAAATTTGTAGTAGAAAAAATACTTTAAGGAGTTTTGATAATGAGTACATCGAATAAACAATTTACGTTGAAACAATTAACTGAGGGCATTTCTAAACGAAATCTCACAGAAGAAAGCCGTCGCCTCGTTGAAAAATGGGCGCGAGTCGGCCTCTTAAAAGGTCTCGAAGGCGTCAACAAACAAAATATGGCCCGACTGCTTGAAAATCAAGCCGCTGAAATTCTTCGCGAGTCGAATTCAGTGTCTACAGGTGGCGGTGGTCTGACTTCTAGCGGGCAATTAGCCGGATTCGTTAATATCGCTTTCCCAATCGTTCGTAGAGTTTTCGGCTCATTGGTAGCAAACGAAATCGTTTCGATTCAACCAATGTCCCTCCCATCAGGCTTGCTTTTCTATCTTGATTACTCATATGGAAAAGATGTTGGCGGAGATGATTCCGTTGACGTTGGCGGTGGTGCAAATCAAACCTACAACAGAGGCGACTCTCTTTATGGTTCACCAAATGGTCGCAGCATCCGTAACGGCGCGACAGGCGTTGGCGGAATGTACGATAACATCAACGTGGGTTATACCCGCGTTCACGCCCAAGGCAATGCCATCGCGGTAGCGGCATTCGGAGCATATGTTCTCACCGCTGGTGTTTGGACATGGACCGCTTCGGCAACCGTTAATTCAGCAGATCGCTTCGCAGACAAAAATGCGCGGTTGGTTGGATATGATCCTCAACTAGAAGTTGATGTTCAAAGTAACGCCCTCGACTACTGCTTCGCGTTCGTAGCGACTGCGGCAATTCTGGGCGCCACAGCAACAGGAGCAGGCCCCGGTCTGGCTAATGTTGATTTGATGTCACCAGAACAACTCGCTCTTACGGCTTTCGGTACTACAAACGGTGTAGTAGCTTGGGGTTCGGGTTACCAAGGTGGAACCGGGGTATTGGGCCTCCGTCGTCACACCCGCAGAGGTGATTGGGACGGGGCAACCTTTACTCCCAATGCCAGCGGCGGAACCCATATCATGTTCGCAGTTCGCTTGTCGAACGGTGGAGCAGTACCAGCCGGGACAGTAACACTTTCAGGCGCTCTTATGGACGCACTTGTCATGGGCTCAGGCGATGGCGTCGGCTCAGGCGCAACTCTCTCGCAATTTGAGTCGAATTTCGGGGCAACTCCTTCACCGGCAATCCCAGAAATCGACATCAAAATCGAGTCAATCGCTGTAACTGCAACCACTCGGAAATTACGCGCAAGATGGACACCAGAAATGGCCCAAGATTTGAACGCTTTCCATTCGATGGATGTCGAAGTAGAGCTTACCCAAATCCTGTCAGAACAAATCACTCTCGAAATCGATCGCGAAATCTTGAATGATATTCTGATCCAAGCATCAGGTGCAAGCCTGTTCTGGAGCCGTGCTCCTGGCAAATTCGTCAACAAACTTACAGGTTCGCCAGTGAACTTGGAGAATTCGCTCTCAGCCGGTCCTCATTTCGCCGGAACTGTTCGTGAATGGTACGAGACCCTCATCGAGACAATCATCGATGTCGGTAACACCATCCACCGTAAGACTCTTCGTGGTTCTGCAAACTTCATCGTCACAAGCCCTGATGTATGCACAATCCTCGAAGCCTCGGTTTACTACAAACCAAGCATGGATTTGGACAAAAACGGTCAAATCGGATCTCCAATGACAATCGGCTGCGAAGCTGTGGGTCAATTGTCGAATCGCTTCACGGTTTACAAAGATCCTTATTTCCCACGAAATAAGATTTTGGTAGGTTACAAAGGCGGGTCATACCTCGAAAGCGGTTATATCTACGCTCCTTATGTACCCCTCATTATCACTCCGACAGTTTTTGCGCCAGAAGATTTCACTCCCCGCAAAGGTGTGATGACTCGTTACGGCAAAAAAATGACTCGCTCTGACTTTTTTGGTGTCGTGACAGTAGTAGATCTGAATATCATTTAAAAGCAACCGCCATGAATCGAAGGTGGCGGTAACCTTCCAATAGTAGACTAAGCCAGGACTAGAAATAGTTTCTGGCTTTTCTATTAGGGATTTACTTGTGATAAACGGATTTAATATTAAGCATGTGTTGACGCCTATGTAAGCTATATGAAAACATCCACCAGCCATTCCTTCCGTCTTGTTATTCGCAGCCTTATCAAAGAACAATATGCTGAAATATTTCAAAATGACGAAAATGCTGCTTTTCGTTTGGCTAGAGTTGTTTATGACCACTATGAAGAATCTGAGTCAAACGCGAAAACTTACCAAGAATTTGATCACATGATGAGAAGTTGGTTAATGACTCAACCACGAATTTGGAATCGTCAAGACATCAACATTGTTCTTAAGCGTGTTTGGAAACTTGTTCATCGAGGAATTCAACAATCGCAAATTAACCAACAGCCATATGAGCTTGAGTCAAGTGTTGCGGAATTAAGCGAACTCGCAAAAGAGATGATGGAATTTTACGAGAAGAACAGTGAAGACATTGACTCTGTAGAAGATTTACAAAATTTATTTGAGAAGGATACGATTTGGGCAAGAGAAGAGGGGTCTGAACAACTCCGTTCTGCCGCAGAAGAAGTTTGGCAATTCGTTGCAGGCGTGAGTGCGTAACTTAAACGCTTTAAACAACCGTGTGGAAGATCCTACGTTTGATTCATGTTGACACCAGAACAAATTAAATTCGAAAATGAGAAGGTAGTATGTGCTACTTTCAGGGCCTACTGTATTATAAACAACCTAGACCCAAGCAAGGAAGAAAGTTCTGACTTGTTTGGGGTAAAGTTTTCTAAACTTATGGTGATGTTCCACGACATGAATCAAGAGCTCTTTTCTCTTTTAAAAGAAAAGAAGCCATGACTTTACTCTAAATTGAGCAAAATCCAATTAATAGCTTCGGTTATAATTTGATTACAAAAGTTTTCTATTAATTCACAGCGTTTAATCAATGTTTTCATACACATAATTATAGTCTCTATGATCGAGACTATTTAAGCGCATTACACGGAGAAATATCACAATGACAATCACCCCAAGAAAATTACGCCAAATCATTAAAGAAGAAATTTTGGCAGAGCTCGAAGAGATGCAAGCACCAGAAGATGTTGTTTTGGGTCAACCTATGGAGCCAGAGATGCCAAAAGCAACTTTGGGTCAATACAACCTTCTTGCCCAAGCCATTGTTAAGGCTTGTATGAAAACCGCAGACACGAAAGAAATTCATGCAGCTATCGCAGCTTTCATGAAAAGTCAAAATATTGGAATGATAGAATCTGGTGCGCTTGGAGACTGTATTAAAAATGCTTTTGAGCAAACCAAACATAAACTGAGCGAAGCAGAAATGACTTCGCGACACGCCATGGGCGTCATGATTCGAAGCCGCCTCATTAGCGCCGACAAATAATCAGTTCGCTGCTTGTTTTCCGATTAAATCTAACCCACTCCAGAAATTTTTCATAGCGACCCCCACAGAGGGTGGAATTCTTTTACGCTCCTCTACAGGAATGACTCCAAACGCCTTGCGAAAGGCGTCCTTCACGTTCATGATGGCTTGTTCGATTGACTCTGGTTGAACGCTTGCTTGGGCGCTTTGTGGGGCAGAATTTTCGTCGTGATGCAATTGAGCAATCACGTCCATCCCATTTCTGATTTTAGAAACTTTGGAAGAAGAAATTGCAATTGGAGTGAGTTGACCAAAAGACATATTCAAATAATCAATAGCTATTTGGTCAGGAGTCATCGGTGGTTTGGTGGGCAAATTACCCACACTTGGCACTTTAGTTTTTAATACTTTCAAAAGATCCCAATGTTTCTGTCTGTCAACAATTTTCAAAAAAGGTAAATTAGTTTTCCCTTTTAAGTTTTCTAACCCAATCAAACTCACAACCATTGCAAGAGTTTCACTACTATAGAGATCTAACAACTCTTTTGAGAATGCTTTAAATAAATCAGAAAGTTTCACTAAGCCTTCGTCTGTGAAAGTTGGGTCTTTAAGATAAGCAGTAATCAAGTCTGATAAATCACTGTTGATAAATTTTATCATTCGTGTAGAAACACCAGGGGTTTCATTGTTGAAAAAAGTCTTTGCGGGTACAATTAATCTAGATAACTGAATTAGGGCTTCGTCGATATCTGAAATTTGTTCTTCTAGTATTCTTCCCATCCAATAACGATGTTCAAAAATAGCATATTCTTTCAATAAAATGTTAGGGGTCATAAAAAAAATTACCTTTGTATGGTAATTATTGGCGCATCTTCAATATCTAAAATATAACCACACTTTCAATGCAAAGGAACGCGCTATGAAAATCACTCTCACAGAATTAAAAAGCATCATCGAAGAAGAACTTGAATTGTATCTTGCTGAAGTTAAGGCGAAAGTTCAGCGCTCTCCTGAAGCTGGCAAGCCAACCAACAAAAACGCCATGGGCACTGCTAGGCTCAAAGGCAAGCCTTTGAATAAAATTGACGACAAAGACGAAGGCAAGCTTGCCAATGTCGCTAAACCAAGCTCTGGCTTGGGTACTGGTTTTTCGAAAGTAGACGGCAAAGCAAAGCCAAGAGGCTTGGCAGCCGAGGATGGCAAACCCGGCAAACCCGGTAAATCTTCGCCCTCGACCGTCAAAAAAACCCCAGCCGGAACCGTCAGCAAAAAAAGATAATTTTTTAAAGTCTGACTCCAGAAAGGCCAGATTCCATTAATTTGGATCTGGCCTTTCGCTATTTAAAATTAGGTAAAATATATGGCAACTTTTCTACAAACCGTTCGTCCAACTCCGTGGTCATTTTATGACGCTGATGCTCAATTTCAAACTGATGCAGATTCCATGGTTGTTTATGTGAAAAGAATGCTTGGAGACGATATTCTGACAGTAGAACTGACAAAAAAACAAATTTGGGAATGCTTCGAAGATGCCACAACAGAGTGGGGAAGTATCATAAATCAAATCCAACTAGAGTCTCAATTTGCGTCCATGCTTGGAATGCCGACAGGAAGTGCCGAGAACGTTGCCAGTCTTTATTTACGCCAAAATGTAGAGTTCCTCCAAAGACAAGCCGAACCTTATGCCGGAGTTTTAGGAATTGGAGGAAGCCAAAACACTCTCTCTGGTTCTATCTCGTTAACCGCTGGAAAAATGGATTACGACTTCTACACCGACCTGAAAGACCAAGCGGGCGTTCCGCTGAACAACCAACAGGTTTCGGGGAGTATAGGTAAAATTAGAATTCTAGATGTATATCATGAGGCTCCGAGCATTTACATGAATAATTCAAACCTCATGTCCAATAGACAGTCCGCAGGATTCATGGCTGAGTCGTTTATTGCCGATACGCGATTTTACGTTCTTCCGCTATTTGAAGATGTCCTAAGAGGGACGCAACTAAAAACTGCCCAAAAAATTCGCAGATCTCACTACTCTTACGAAATTCATGGAACAAAAATTCGCATTTACCCAATGCCAGCAGAAACAACATACACCCAAAAACTTTGGATGCGGATTATGTTTAATCCCGACCCTACCAATCCTGATTTCGTGGATGAGACTATTCACGGCGTATCTAACGTAGGAAATGCCCCAGCGGACAACCCCATCTATTCCAACGTAAATTCTTATGGAAAGAATTGGATCAAAAAATACTGTCTAGCTCTTTCAAAAATGTTGCTTGGCAGAGTTCGTGGAAAAATTAAAGACATTCAAATGCCGGGTGGTTCCAATATCACTTTAGATGGAGATGATCTCAGGACCGAGGGCAAAGATGAAAAAGAGAAATTAGTCACTGAGGTCAAAGAATTTTTGAAAGAAATGACTTACGACAAAATTATGGAACGTGAATCCACAAAAGCAGAAAACCTTCAAAAACAACTTCGCTATGTTCCAATGCCGCCAAAATATATTATTATGAGAGGTTAAGTAATAAATATGACCTGTAAAAAAGTGAGTAAATTTACTCCTCAATTTCTTTTCACGTCTTAAAAAAGACAGCGCCAACAAAAGCGACCAAATTAAGAAGCAAAATCATACAATCAATTCTCTGCAAAATGTTTGCACAATAATTTTTGCTCCGATAATTAAAGCTCAGTATGCCAAGATTATTCATAGGACCACGAGAGATATCGTTTGTTAACGATCTCGTCAAAGAATATATCAAAGATATTATTGGACAAACGGTTCTTTACTACCCTGTCTCTATTTTAAAAACAAAAGTCCACGATGTTTACTCTGAGGCTTTCCAAAAAATCTATGAGAACCCAATTTCTCTGGATTGTTTAGTAAGTGATAATAAATGGGAGACAAAAGAGATGACGTTTGGCTCCGAAAGAACCAACAGTATCGAAGTTTTTGTTCACGCTCGCGATCTTTTGGATAAAAATATCATTTTGATTGCAGGTGACTTTTTTGAATATGATGGCGAAGGTTATGAAATCACAAGCGTCGTAGAAGAAAAAAACATGTATAATCAAGCCGAGTATAACATTGGCTACAAAATGACTGGTAAGTTGGCCAGAATCACACAATTTACCGCGCCAGTTACTATTCCAAATACTGATTCGGCTGATGACTTTGTGGATAAAAACGGCGTGCAAAAAACATTCGTACAACAACGTGGCTTTGCAACTGACGCCGAAGGAAACTCCACAGGGGACGTTCGCGAACTTCGCGAAAGAGGGATTGTGGATGAACCTCTTACTGGGCCGAAAGAGATATCTCCGCGCGGAGATGCCACGGGAGAAGCCTCCAGTTTTTATGATGAGGATGATTAATCATGAGAACCAGACAAGAATTAGAATTCAAGCCCGGAATTGATCACGTTCCATCAGGACACGAAGGAACAAATTTAGCAGACGATTTCACGATGCCAAGTTGCGATCTTGTTGACGTTGATCGTTCCGTGAAAGACCTTTTTAAAAAAGGCATCAAATATAATACAGGCAGAGCGGAAGGAAGTCCAAGTAACGATCCTCGCGATCCTTCTTCGGCTGCTTCTGAAATTAAAGTCAAAGTACGTTTCGTATCTGGCGAGCGTTTTGCAATTAATCAGAATGAGCTCCATGACAAAAACGGCCAAATCAAACTTCCGATGATTTCTATCAAGCGCGGTAGCATCGAGCAGAGTGTAGAAGACATGACTGGTCGCGGAATCAACCAACAAACTGGTCAGTTGGTCATCAAAAAAAAATTGTCTGATAAAGATAAAAATTACCAAAATCTCATCAACAAACTTGGGTTAAAAAACAATATTGCCGTTGCTTCTCGACGTACTCAGGCAGCTTTGAAAAATAATGGCCGCATCACGCAGGGCGGTTTGTTGGATTCTCAAATAAAAGATAACATTTTTGAGATTATTACTATGCCCGCGCCGCAATTCATTGCAGTGAATTACGAAGTGGCATTTTGGGCACAACACTTTGATCACATGAATATGATGATTCAAAGAACGATCCAATCTTATCTCACACAAGGCAAAACATTCAGATTGACCACACCCAAAGGCTATTGGTTCATCGCAACTACTGATGATTCTTTTGAAACAAAAGACAACTACGAAGATTACGCTGATCAAGAAATCATTAGAAAATACACTTTCAACATAAAAGTGAAAGCGTATTTGATTGATGGAGCTTCCCCTGCCAATCCAAATCCTTTTAGGCGTTATATCTCTGCTCCGTTCTTGTCTTTTGGAATCACAGAAGCTCCGGGCAAAGTTTTCAGTAAATCACAAATTAAATCCGAGAAAAACAAATTTGATTTGGCCCCTTTGGATGAAAATGAACGCCAGGAGCTTACCGAAAACGAAAAAATCGTTGTCGAAAAAACAAATCCATTTTTGGAATATTTACATATACTCTCAACTAATCAAAAGTCCGGCGAAACAATATTTCAAGTCTCCAACCCAGCCGCTTTCGATATTTTCATAAAATGAAATAATTTCTCGTTATTATTGTTCAATAAAAAAACGTTTAGATGTAAACCGCTTGGTGGAGAATAGTTATCGCCAACGATGTTTTCATTTTTTTTAAACCAACACGAACGAGAGGTTAATCAGTTATGACTGAACAATCCTTTAAAGTACCCGGATTTTATGCAATCGAAACGGACCTTTCTGCTCCTGTAAAAGTACAACCTTCTGGTGTACCCGCGGCAGTGGTTGGAACCTCACTGAGAGGCCCTGCTTTCGTTCCTGTAACTGTGTCAAATTTTCCTGAATTTGCTGCACAATTTGGACCTTTAGATCCAAAACGTTACGGACCTTACTCGATGAATGAGTTTTTAAAAAACCGAAGTTCAGCCACGTTCGTTCGTGTGCTTGGCGCAGGTTCGAATGAAACATCAGCCGACATTTCGGAAACAGAAGCCACTGGTCGCGTGAAAAACGCTGGTACTAAAATTATGGGTGGTATTGTTGAACCAAGTGCCGACCCAACAACTGATCCTGTCGATTTTAGACACTCTGGCACTGTTCAATTTATTGCCGCCAAGCACGAAGTTTCAACTTATGAAGCTTTCGGTTTGCCGATGTTCACGAACAACAACAGCTTTGGGATAACAGGCCCAGGCCAAGATGCTTATTTGCTTCGTGCAATGGTGTGGCTGGCTTCAGACGCGCGCATGATGGTCCTAAATGGTGGCGAAACTCCATCTCCTACGACTTTCTTGCCTGCCATCACATCATCCATTCCAAGCCCGGATGATGTTGCTAGTTTAAATGACGGCTTGTTCAAACTCGTGATTTCATCTTCGGCTGGCGCTAGTTTTGCAACAACTGATGGCCTTGCTGGTATTCGTATTTTCTCGGCCTCATTTGATCCGACGAGCGTAAATTATGTAGGAAAAATTCTCAATACAGACCCTACAAAATTTGGAACAGAAAAACATTATCTTCATTTAGATTTTGCAGTTGACGCCGAAATTGCTGCTGTATCGGCCGATACTGGTTCTATCGCCATTCTTTCGGGATCAGCCGATACTGTTCCATCGGGAGACGCAACAATCAACTTCCGTAATGCTTTTGGTTTATTTGACACTCGTTTCAAAACACCAAAAACTTCTTGGTTCATTTCGCAACCTTTCGGAAGAACAGAAAATGATTTGTTCTATGTTGAGGCCCTTGACGATGGCGAATTTGCGAACAACAAATTCAAAATCTCGATTTCTGGCTTAAAAATGTCGGTTGATCCAACGTATTTATACGGGACTTTTACACTTTCAGTTCGTCTATTCAGTGATACCGACTTGAATCAACAAATTGTAGAATCATTCTCTAATTTGAGCCTAGATCCAAGTTCTGCAAACTATATTGCTAAGAAAATTGGAGATATCAAATATCGTTACAACTTTGATTCAAATAACGAAGATGAACGTCGCGTCATGCAAGATGGAAAAAATGCAAATCAATCACGTTTGATCCGCGTGGTTATGCACGAAAATGTAGAGAATAAATTGACTTCTCCATTGTGTCTTCCATTCGGATTCCGTGGTGTTCAAATTCTAAAATCAAACGTTCAACGCAGTGCCAATGGTGTTATTTCTGATCTTGCGCCTTTGGGGGAGAAACGTTTAGGCGGAACGGCATCGGGTATCGATACCCGATTACTAGGTTCTTTGGTTCCTCCAATGCCGTACCGATTCAAAATAACTCGCGGCCCCGTAGAAACCTCCCCGCCTGCGGCTAATGCTTTTGCTGGGTATCCTGGCATTAATGAAATCGTTGATTCAAGGCTTCATTGGGGTGTCAAATTTGAACGCAACAACATTGTATTAAACCCAAACACAATTCAAGAAACCAACCCCCTTATTGCGCAAATGTCAAAATTTATGGGCTTAAAAAACCTTGATCTTTTAGTGACTGGCTCAGATGCCGACTCAATTTGTGACAATAAATTCACTCTGGCCAAAGTAGCATTATCGAATACCAGTATTGATGATATCACTGGAAGTGTTGATGTTCACATGAAGGAAGCCGCTTACATGCGGGACGCTACTTTGGCGCTTAACGATTACCGAATCATTGATTCAGGACCAACCTCGCCCATCTCTCGCGTAACAATGGCAACCCTGTTTCTTGAGGGGTCAAGGTCTTTCAATAAATTCAGCGATTATTTGAAATTCAGCACTGTTATGTACGGTGGTTTTGATGGTGTGAATATTTTGGATAAAGAAACTTTCTACCTTACCGATAAAGCTGCGTCAACAGCCGAAGGCGGCGGAGCGTATACAGGATTCACTTCTCCAGGGTTCGCCTCAAGTATGGCCGGAATAGGAAGTGTCAATAGCACAGTTGGTTCTTACCGAGTAGGCGCAAAAATCGCAACTGATCCTACATTCGCCAGCATCAATAAAACCGTTCCTAGCGCAAACGTTATTAGCGTACCGGGCATTCGTGACCCGTATGTCACTGATTATGTTATGGATCGTGTTAGAGAATATGGCTTAGGCATTTATCTGATGGATATTCCATCTTACGATGATGACGGAGTAATTATTTTTGATGGTGATGCAAGCAGTTATCCAAATGTCGATCAAACCATTGAACAACTTGATAGACGAGCAATCGATAATAACGCCGTTGCAGTTTATTATCCTGATGTAACAATTCGCGATAATTTTAATTCAAGATTGATCAGCGTGCCACCTTCTATTGCCGCAATATCGGCTATCGGCTTTAATGATCGAGTTGGATACCCATGGTATGTGCCAGCAGGAACAAACCGCGCGTCGCTCGATTTTGTTTCGTCAGTCGCGGTTCGGCTTGACACAAAAGATCAAGCCAAATTGCAAGATTCTCGTATTAATCCGATTGTGAAAATGCCAACTGAAAACAACCAAACTTTCTATGCCATCATGGGCCAAAAGAACATGAAGCAATCAAAAAGTGCTCTCGATCGAGTCAATGTTGTAAGAATGTTGTTAGAAGTAAAACGTGTCGTTGTTGATATCACTCAAAGATTGATTTTCAACAACGACATCCCAGCACAACGAAAACAATTTGTTGCGCTGGTGACGCCAGTGCTAAGTTCGATTCAAACTCGCCAAGGTATTGATAAATTCGTTGTGATCTGCGACGAGCGCAACAATGGCGATGCAGATGTTTTGAATCAAAAATTCAGAGCTACAATTAAATTAGTCCCAACTCGCGCAATCGAATATGCTGAGATTAATTTCATTATCACCAACGGTAACGTTGAATTTGTTTGAGTTAAAATATGTTGAGACACATTACTTATGCAAAAGCGTTCTTGATTGAATGAGATTTACCAACATTTTAGAAAATAAGAAAACGAGAAAATAAAATGGCCGAAACAGTCTATCAAAGTGCCGGAGTTAATACTCGTATTATCGATTTATCGAATCCGCAAAACGTGGTTCCATCAGGTGTTCCGGCAGCAATTGTGGGAACAAGTCAAAAGGGTCAAGCTTTCGTGCCTACGACTGTTGCCAACATCAGCGAATACACAAGCCTTTTTGGCTTGCCAACATTTGATCACGTTAATGGCCCTTTGGCAACGATCGAATGGCTAAGAAATGCACAAGCCGCGACCTATACTCGCATTCTAGGCGTGGGTACAGGTTTGGCTCGTACTGACTCAGGCAAAGTAGCTGCCGCTGGTTTCGTTGTTGGTTCAAGACAACCTGACTCAGCCGGGGCATTAGCTGTAAATCCCTATGCAGTAACCCTTGGTGTTCCTGGCCGAGTCCATTTTCTCGGAGCATTAATGTCCGCCACAGCAGGTTCGGCTATTTTTAGCGACGCAGGCTTGCAGCCAAACGAAACAGCAGTACCAATTGTTCGCGGAGTTTTATTTGCAGCAAGTGGTGTTGTGCCGATGTTGTCAGCTTCGTGGGGGCCAGTGGGTTTTAGCGCACGACCATCTCCAACTGTTGCAGCCTCCTTTGCTGCATTCAGTGGATCAATTTCTGGGTCTGTAGACCTTACTGATGGCAAGCAAGAATTCGTTCTTCTTCTAAATGGCCACAAAGGCACGCTTGAACAATATCCAAATTTAATTACCGCTTCTTTCGATTCAAGCGCAAGTAATTATTTCGGAGACGTGTTAAATCGCGATCCTTACAAGCTTCAAGAAGCCGGGTATGTTCTATACACAGCATATGATGTGAACACTAATTTTGCGGTTGTCACAGGGACGGGATTGCTTTCGGACAATTACAGTGCTGGCGATGCGTCAAACACCGTAGCAGCAGGAAAAGAACCGTCTGCGTTCTTAACTTACGGTGCGTCTTCTTACAACTCTGGGTCTACAACTATTCCTTGCTTCGAGAGTTTTGAAGATCGTTTTCAAGCTGCTCGCACTCCATGGGTTGTGTCTCAAAAATTTGGTGGAAGCCCAGTTAATCTTTTCCAAATCGAGCTGATCGACGACGGCGAAGAACCAACAGCAAAAGTTAAATTCTCTATCGAGAACCTGACTCGCTCACCTTCCCCAACATACAAATACGGCACGTTCGATTTAATCGTTCGTAAATTTGATGACAACGACTCTAATAAAATTGCTTATGAGCAATATCGCGGCTTGAATCTTGACCCGAACTCTCCTCGCTACATTGCTAAAATTGTTGGCGACAAAAAAATATTTTTCAACTTTGACGTGAACGAAAGTGCGCAAAGAATGGTTGAAGACGGAGAATACCTTGGACCATCGGCTTACATTCGCGTAAAAATGGCAGAAGATGTTAAAAACAAAAATGTAAATGCCGAAGCACTCCCTGTTGGGTTCCGCGGAATCTCGCATTTGGTGACTTCAGGTACGGCACCATTAACGAACATCACGGGACCGGGCTACAACGTTGCAACAATCTTAAATAAAGCTGTTCAACCACCCATACAAATGAGATTGAATATTGCTCGTGGCTCTGTTCCGACGCAATCTGTTAATCGTTCTTTGTATTGGGGTGTTCAGTTTGAGTACCAAAGCGACATCGGGGAAATTAATTCGGATCTTTCTGTAGAGCCGTCTATTGCCGAATACACAAAATTCTTTCCAACTTTCCAAGAGCAATGGATGAATGCCTATGCCGGTGAAAACGAAGGCGCCACCGACACTGCTGCAAACGGCATTGTCGATGCAGATCGTTTCTGCCATAACGCTTTCTCTCTTGAGAAAATCAAAATCAGATACAACTCGTCCACTAGTATTGCAGATCCGTCAACGGCTGCATCATGGGTATATGTTCGTAATGGTATCATCGTTCCCGATGGCGGTACGTTTACACGGGCTTTCACTGTCGGGGATTTAGATGACCCAAGCGTCCGTGCAATGGCTAAATTTAGCTTCTTTGCTCAAAGCGGGTTTGATGGTTCAAATATTTTCAACAAAAAAGCCAAATTTTTTCAAAACCAAGCAGTTATCGAAGAAGTTAATAACTCCTCGCGTGGACTCACCAACGGACCAACCGTTAAAGCTTATAGCAAAGCTTTGGATATCATGTCAAATACAACTGATGTGTTTTTCAAAATTTTGTCTGTCCCTGGGATTCGGGCAGCTTATATCACTGACAAAGCGATTCAAACCATTCAAGAAAGCAGGTTAGACTCTGTCTTTATTCTTGACGTGGAGGAATACGACACCAATGCATCTCTGGTAACTGGTTCTTCTCAAATAGTCAGTGTTTCTAATACTGCTGACAACTTTAGAAACCGTGGCTTAGACACAAGTTATGCGGCTGCTTACTTCCCTGACGTGAACATGCGCCATCCATTTAATCAAACAATTGTGCGCGTACCTCCATCGGTCGCAGTGCTAGGGGCTATTGCCCGCAGCGATGCCATGTCGCATGAGTGGTTTGCTGTTGCCGGTTACGAACGCGGACCTTTGGTAAATGCAGATTCAGCCAATACTTCGCTGAATTTGAACAACAGAAATTATTTGCAAAGTGCAAATATTAATCCGATTTTGTCCTTCCCTGGAAGTGGCGGTCTGATTATTTGGGGACAGAAGACCCTTCAAGCAAATGCTTCTAGCACAGATCGCTTGAGTGTACGTCGGCTCTTAATCGAGATTCGTCGTCGTGTCAAAAACGTTTCCACGCAAATCATTTTTGAGCCAAACCGCGCAGCTACGTTGCAAAAATTTGAGAAATTGGTTGCTCCGATTTTAAGCGCTATTCAGTCTCAACAAGGTATTGACCGTTTTGGTATCAAAATTGACGCAGATACAACCACACAGGCTGATATCGAGAACAACACCATTCGCGGGAAAATCATGGTTCGACCAACCCGAACTTTGGAATTTGCAGAAATTGATTTCTCAGTAAATAATGCAGGAGTCAATCTGTGAAACCCAACATCCAGAATCATCGTCTACATGAGGATGCTTTTATTGCACCTCATGATTCTCCTCATGGTTTACAAAGTTTTGAAAAACTTCAAGATGCGTTGCTCAATGTTGGTGAAATTGATCTTGTTAGTGTTGAAAATGCCAGAGATATTTTAGGCGACATTTTAGGAGAACCCCTCCCAGAACAACTTCGTATGGAGTTGGTCAGCATGATTAATCAATTAAAAGTTTTAACCAAAACAATCTTTGAAGTCAGAACAAGCTCAAACAGAATTATAAATCTTTATAAAAAAGAAAAATCTCATCGCGATCGTACCATTGTTCCTAGTAACAAAAAGCGATCACCAACCAAGTAAAATTACGTCTAAAATTTTCACAATAATCTATTTACAATTACAAGCACTTTTTTTGCTCTTTAAGGAGAACCTATAATGACTGAAATTTTAGACGTTGCTGATATGCAACCAGAAAACTTTCAACCAAAGATGAAATTTCAATTTCTTCTTGCGATTGAAGGAATTGATTCGTTTTTAGTAAAGAGCAGTGCTCTTCCCGAGATTACTTTTGAGGAAATTGAAATTCCTTGGATGAATAACACTCGTTATATCGCCGGTAAAGGAAAATTCAATGAAATTACCATTACCCTACATGACCCAATTGCTCCATCAGGCGCGCAACAGGTTATGGAATGGGTACGACTCCAATGGGAATCAGTGTCAGGTCGTGCAGGTTATGCCGACTACTACAAACGCGATATTATGTTGAAACAATGTGATCCTATTGGCGCCGTTATTTCAGTGTGGGATATCAAAGGCGCTTTCGTAAAAGTATCAAATTTTGGTGAATTCAATTACTCAACAAGTGAAGCTATAGAGTTATCCATCACGGTTCGTTACGATAATGCTGTTTTGTTATGGTAAGACTCGTTTGCAATTACGCACTGCACGAAAAAAAATCGATGTGTTGAGTTCTCTTCCGAGGATGGCGAAATGCAATTCAGTTTTCTCTTCGTTGCCACAGTTTTGATAAACTCCCAACTTAACAATTAAGGATAGAATTTTTCATGAATGCATTACTTCGTGAATTTATTAAACGCAGTATCCTCCTGCGTGAATCAACAATAAGCACCAATATTCAAGAACTTGAACATTTTGTTTTTGATCTCGCGGCACGTTCGGCTATTAAGCCAGATGAATACCAGTCTTATGTCGATTCAATGAAAGAGATGTACGCAGAAGATGGCGACGAATGGACACCTGACCTAGAAAAACAATATCTGGAAGCTCTCGGAACCAACGAAATTGATACCAAAACAAAGATGCTTGGGAGATTTAATATCTTCCTTGCTCTTATCACCGAAAGAATTCAGATTGCTATTAAATTAATCGATCCTTGGTTCAATACCAATATCCAAATAACGATTAACACACACGACATGAGAACGCAATATGAATTCGAAAAAACTGAACTAACCGCTAGTGTAGCTCTTGATGGGGATGAAGATTTTGAGTTCTACATCGACCAGAACCTTCAGGCAGAAATGAATGAAATTTACGAAGCCTCCCTAGAAGAAGAAGACACTATCAAAGACCCGCGGAAGATTAGTGATTTCTACAATCTTTATAAAAAATTTACCAACCCAACTCAGACATCCCCTAAGGCATTGGTGCTATATACTGCTCGTCCGATTAAAGATCGCCATGTATATTCAACAACAGCCGAAATTCCTAATTACATTTGGCTAACAAACAGACATCAATATGCTTTAGCGCTAGCAAATGATTTTGGCGGCGAACGTGATGTCTACAGAGTTAAAATTCTAGACAAATATGTTGTCAAGCGTTTGGACGATGGCTCCGAGAGGCACTTTCAGGTAATTACGAATAACCCAACAGCTCCTGTTATTGGCATCCAGAGAATAGAGTGATATTTAACCATATGAAATCCTTAAATGAAATTAGTGTTGGCTTTTCAAGTGATCCGCAACTAGGGAAACTAAAAAACGAAATAGAAATCAACAAAATTTTTATTCGCCATATTGGAATAAAACCAATTCAGCATTTTGCTTCATATTTTTCATATGCTTTGGCGACGATCGCGAAAGGCATCCATGAACCAACCCAGGAGCGTCCATTTAGAAATTTACAAATTCATGCCTCCAACTTATCAAAGCAAACAAGCCAAATCGAAAACGTGTTAACACGTTTCAAGGGTGATAAATTCGCTCAAGATCTTAAACGCGATCAAACATATTATATTAAAGCTTTAGAGCTTGTCGATAAATACCAAATTCTTCATTCGACTTTGGAATTATTTTTACACGAGAGCTCTAGAATGACTTTTGAGGTTTTAAAAACACACATAAAAGAAATCGTCGAACTCTTTTTTAAATGCTTGGTTCTACAGAACGACCTTGGCGGGTTTGAAGGTTTGGCTTTGATGGTAGTTCATGTTCGCGGAATGCAAAAAGACCTAAAAGGTCTAGAAAGTCTAGAATAAAAATTCGGTAGCGGCATAATTGTACAATAAGGCTTAGTTTTTGTATCTTTCAAAAAAGATGTCTTTTTGGAGAATTAAACCATGGTCGAACAAACACCTCGCACGCAACTCTTTGGCGCATCAGAAACCGTGATACCAAACCCAATTCAAGGTATCATCGGAGATGTACCTGTTGAATCCATTCCTTTGCCATCCAGAGGAAAACTCTATCCCCCAACCTCAGCGGCCCACAATGTCGAAACTGTGGAAATCCGCCCAATGACGGCCCACGATGAAGATATTTTAACTTCTCCTGCTTTACAGAAAAGAGGTACAGTCGTTACTGAGCTTCTACAAGGTTGTCTTTACGCCGACCCCGGAGTGAAAAAAATCAACGTTCGCGAACTCGTCTCTGGCGATCGTGATGCTTTGATGATTGCAATTCGCAGTATCAGTTATGGATCTGACTATAACGCCGAAACACACTGTCCACAATGTGACAATAAAGAAAAGCATGTGTTTAGCCTAAAACTTCCTATGAAGCGTTTAGAAATCGACCCGATCGCTCCCGGACTTAACGCCTTCCCTTACACTCTTCCTATTAGCAAACGAAATGTGATTTTCCGTTTTTTGACAGTTGCAGACGAAGAAGAGATTATGCTTACCCAAGAGCGCATGAAAAAATCAACGAATCGTCAAACAAATAATCTTGTGACAACTCGTTTACAATATTCGCTTCTTTCAGTTGATGGCGTTGATGACAAAAACAAAATTGCCCAGTTCGTCAAAACCATGTTGGCCGGAGACTCGTTAGCATTCCGTCGCTATGCCGACAAACACACTCCAGGCGTCCAGATGAAACAAAAAATTGTTTGTGGTGCCTGTTCTGAGGAAAGTGAGGTAATTCTTCCGTTGACATCGGAATTCTTTTATCCCACAAACGACGACGAGGTTTGAGTTATTTCTTGAACACTTTTTCATCCTGGGGTATTATTTCGGGATGTCGTGGTCTGAGTTTTATCACTTTCCAGTTCCTTACAGATTATGGCTTATCAAGCGAATCAATCAGGAATTAGATAGAACAAAACAAGCGGGCCAAGTTCAATCTAAAGCCCTTCATGATAACACGCCCGACATACGCTCTATGCTAGGTCGCCAACGAACCGAAGTTCCTTCCCGTCACATCAAATTCACATAAAGTTTAAACCAAAACCTTTCCATCTCTTATTATCCTTCGAAGAAGGAAGTGGTAATGAGCAAAGGAAATTTAACTTGTATTTGTGGCGGAATGTTTGCTGGCAAGACAGAGGAGATGATTCGCAGAATAAAAGGAGCAGTTTTTGCTAGAGAAAAAATTGTAGTTTTTACCCCTAGCATCGATAATCGCAGAGGCGTCGGAAATATCATCTCTCATGGTAATATCGACTTACATAAAACGACCGGGATTGTCCCTTTGGTTTTGAAGGTAAATGCTACTGCTGAAGAATTTAGAGAACTCAGAATCCGTTTGGTGGATGATGAAGTTGATCTTGTGGCGATCGATGAAATTCAATTCTTCGAAAAAACAATCATTGATTTTGTGACTGAGTTAATTTGCTCTGATGTTAAGGTGATTGTAGCCGGGTTGGACCTAACTGCGAATGGCAAACCTTTTGGACCCATCCCAGAGCTTCTAGCCCTATCCGAAGAGCCCGTAAAGCTAAGATCGATCTGTTCTTGTTGCCACAAAGCAGCAACAAGAACATTTTTTAGAAACGGTACTTTAAAACAAGAAATAATTGTTGGCGGAAATGATTTGTTCGAACCTAGATGCTTAAAATGTTGGGTCGAAGGCCAAACATCAAACCAACCAAGCGATTCCTGATATTTTCTCGAAATCACGCCCTTTTACTAACTTTTCTTTTTGGGCTTGTGCTATTGATTCCACAGTCGCATAGGGATCTTTCAAGAGATATTGATAATCTTTGGTGGCTTTTAACGCTTCAATAAATGCGATTAGCATTTCAGGAGTTCCTGAAATATTTGCGTTCGTTAGTCCGCCTGTTTCTAGCGCACACCCCAAAAGTGCAAATAATAATTTACCAGAAAGATTTGTATCCATTTAAAACTTCTCCAAACCTGTAATTAGAGATGGAGAATATTAATCCATGGCAGGTAGAGACGACGGCGAAGACACGCTCAAATATCAGCAACAACAAATGCAATTTCAAAAATTGCTTGTAAAAATGGCTGAAGACAGAGCCAAAGCAGCAGAACGCGAAACCCAATACATGGAGCAAGTTGCTCGTTTAACCGGCAATGCCACAAGAAGCACGAGTGACACAACACAGCGCATTCGTGAATTGAATGACGGGATCAGCCAAGGCTCGCAAAGAATTCGTGACACCAATGATGCTTGGGGTGCCATGGGAAACATTTTTGGCAAGATAGGCAAAACCGCCAAAGACATTTGGGGCAATATAGGCAACAAAATGAAGGAGATGGGCAAACAAGGTGTTCTAGTGACCGCCGTCAGGGAAGGCTTTAGTGGACTAGCCTCTTCTTTTACTACGCTTTGGTCTTTAGCCAAAGTAGGGACAAATGTTCTCGGGGGTGTTATAGGTAGTATTTGGGAGTTAGGAAAAAGCATTCTTGCAATTCCTATTAGTATTTTTACAGGCTTAGTAGACATGGCCTCTCAAATGGGAGGGGATAACGCACTTGCCCAAGCCTTCGAAGACCTCAGAAAAGAAATGGGCGCATTCAACCAACGCGAAGCTCGTGATGTTATTGTATCTTTCCGCTCGATGCGTGGCCAATTAGCAGAAACAGGGTTAAGCGTTTATCGTGTTTTTGGAAGTATGGCCGAACGTTTAAAAGAGGTTACCAAACTTGCTACGGACATGGGCGCTGTGTGGCATGTTCAGGGAGATAACATTGCTCGCAATGCGGAACGAGTTATGGCCTTCCAGAAGGGTCTAGGGCTCACAGGCGAGGCCATGAAAGCTATTGGCGCCAGGGCAGCCGCAGCCGGAACAGATATTTCAGATAACCTCCGTCAAATGGCTACGATGTCACTGCAAATGGGGCGTTCGTTTGGAATGAGTTCTAAACTTATTTCAAGAGACGTTGGTGAAATGACTAAAGACGTTGCTAATTTCTCAAGTGTTGGTATTAGCGCCATGACTTCGCTGTCCGTTTACGCGCGTAAATTAGGCGTTGAATTCAAGTCACTTTTGGGTGTCGTGGACAAATTTGACAATTTTGAAGATGCTGCAACGAATGCCGCAAAACTCTCGCAGGCTTTCGGGTTAAATGTAGATGCCATGAAGCTGATGAGGGAGCAAGACCCCGGAGCCCGTGTTGAAATGCTCAGAAAGAGTTTCTATGCCACAGGGCGAAGCGTCGAGGGAATGACGCGCCAAAGTCTGAAGTTATTGGCAGCAACCTCTGGTATTTCCGAAGAAGCAGCAAAACAAGTGTTCGCTTTGAAAAATCAAGGCGTGTCATATACGGATATTCAGAGAAAGGCTGCCGTCGCCGAAACTAGACAGCTATCGCAAGCAGAGGCAATGAAGCAACTGGCTTCTTCTATTGAAAGATTGACTCAATCTGGAAGTATGTCCAAAGGAGGATTCTGGCATCAATTCGTAGAAGGTCTGGGTGCTGGGATAAAACGTTCTAGAGATTTCCGTGTTTTAATGAGAACTCTCCATCGAGATTTGCGTGAAACTTGGAGGGCCGGAAGGGACGTTGGTCGTGCTTTCGTCGAGGCTTTCCCTGGTGTCAAAACATTTTTTCAGGGCATAACTAAAATGTTTGAACGCGGACGATTCCGAGGAATGATTCGCGGGGTTGTCAGCGAATTTAGAACATTTTTCAAAGCCGTTCAAACTGATCCAAAAACCGGGTTGATTAATCTACTAGAGGGCTTAAAAAAGAATTTCTTTAATTGGTTTTCTCCGACTTCGAGCGCAGGCAGTGGTGTTTTAGCGGGCTTTAAATCATTCTTCAAAACTCTTGGTGGAATAGCTGGCTCTTTATTGGAACAAGCCCTCAAAGGCGTGGCAACGGGCATTAGATACGTTACGGAATTCTTGCGCAACCCTAGTGCTTTCATGAATTCAGCCATGGCAGGAGGAAGTGGCATCCTATCATTCGTTGGCGAAGTTTTAAAACCAATTTGGGAGGCAATCAAAAATTCCTGGCCTGACCTTAGAGATGCTTTCGAGAGATTGTTTATAACTGCTTGGGAGAAAATCGAAGAAGGCTGGGCTGCGCTAAAACCTCTTGTTTTAGCGCAAGCTAAAAAGTATTGGAAAGAAATTGCTGCTTATTTTTTGATTCCGTTATTGTCTCGTTCGCTATTGGGCGGAGTTTTTGCGGCCATTGGAAAAACTTTTTGGGATCAAGCCGCAGGAGCCATTTTCAGTAATGCCGCTTCTCGCACGTCAATGAATACCGCCGCTAGAACAGGAACTAGCGGAATTCAAGCTGCCGCGGAAGCTGCACGCACGCAGGCTGCAAACGTAGGCGCTGCGACAGCCGGTGCGACGCCACCGGGGCCAGCAACAGGTAGAAGCTTAGGAGGGTTTGTTGAGTCATTCCGGGGTGTTGAGTATGGCGATATCGCAAAAATGACCGCGACACTTTTGGGTATTGCTGTTGCTTTGGCCGGTGGTGGTATTTTGATGGCCTACTCAATCGTTGCTGTGGACAAAATTTTTAAATCAAACAGCACGACAGTTGAAGGCATAGCAGTTTCCCTTGGAGCATTAGCCGGTGCAGCCATCGCGATGATTCCGGTTATTTATGCCACTAAATTAGTTCAAGGTGCCGGTGGCGGACCCGAGATAGCCAAAGGAATGTTTATTATTGGTGCTTCTATTTTGGCAATGGGAGTAACTCTTGGCTTGATTACAAAAGGCTTCGAAATGGCCAAAATAACCCCAAGCCAAGCTCAGGGCATGGCTCTTTCCATGGGCGCCATGGGCCTTGTGTTTATTGAAGCTGGTGTGGTTGTCGCAGTTGCAGGGGCAGTTGGCGCTGCCATTATGGCTAATGCGTTATTGGTGGGTGGTTCGATTGCGGTAGGCTTAGGGGTTCTTAGCACGGTTGTCGGAGGAATGGCGGCTGTCACAATACAAATAATTTCGGCTATCAACACTCTGCCAAACGACACAAATTTCCCAGAAAAAGTAAGAGTGTTCACTGGCTTGATGAACAGTATTGCTATGATTGCCGGTAAGCTTTCTGGGTTTATCGAGATTGTAACTCCAACTTTCTCAGAATTGCTTTTAACCAGAACCACATTTGCTACAAAAATCGCCGGAGTAAATCAATTCATCCGTGAAATTATTGGAACACCAACGACAGGGATTTTGGGTATAATTTTTTCAATCAAGCAAACATTGATAGAGCTTGGCTCAACACCCAATTTGGCGCAAGGTGCTCAAGTTCTAGGGTCGGTAATGTCTGGCGTGACTTCGGCTTTGCAGGCCATGTTGCCGCCGCCTGAGTTTTGGAGAACTACCGCTTCGTGGTCGGTACAAGCTGGGTCAGGAGATCATGCCGCTAATTTAGGCCAGCTTCGTGTTTACATTCACACCATCTCAGCAGCTATCAGCGAATTTATTCGCGAAGTGAAAGGTTCTATTACGGATTTAGCTGGGTTGACTATTTCTCAAAATCAGATCAAAGCCGTGGGGGCTATTGGCCCAATACTCGCGGGTGTTGGTGGAATTGTTCAAGCAATTAATCCGCCACCAGCTTTTTGGGAAGCAGTTTCGAGAGTTACAAATGGCGCCGGAACTACGCTTAGAGTAACTCTCGATGCCCTCGGCGGGTATTTCCGGGCTGTTTTACCGCAAGTAAAAGTCTTAATAGACAACGCAAGAGATGCAATCATACAACTACTACCAGCTTTATCAACACTAAATCCGGGTAGTATCAAATCTCTTGAGGTGGTTGGGCCATTATTGTCGTCTATTGTATCTTTCGTTCAATCGATTATGACAATAGCGCAAGGTTCGCAGAGTGGAGCAGGAGCAAACTCGCAGCAAATTACAGATGCCATACAACGGCGCGTTGTCCACTTGCAAGGATTTATGTTGTTTTTGGCCGATATCTTACCAGCCATGATGGGAAGTATCGGAAGTAGTCTTAGATTGCTTGTCCAAGGCGACAGGGCTGCCAGTGTGTCTCCGTCTCAAATAAAAGGCAAAATTGACACCATTAAATCTACATTCGATTTAATGGCAATGATTCCATCTCTTTTCTCTGGGTTGAGTGGCGGAAGCAATGGGGCGCCGATCAATGCGCGAGCAGTTCTGATCATGACAACAAATTTAAGAGTTTTGATAGGCCAATTATTTGAAGGTGGCTCGAATGGGATATTAAATAAACTTGCTGTTGGTATGGCTGGGATTCCTAATGGAATCAATACAGATTCCATAAGCAAAATTAAATCAATCGCCGCAGGGGCAACCAGCCTCGCCAGTGCCATGACTTCATTCAAAAACATCAAAGATGCTATGCCGAGCGTCAATGGGCTTAGTGCGGCAGATTTTTCTTGTGGCATTACAAAAATTACTTCCATTATTGATACTTTTAACGGTGGCAGTGGAACAGCTACGGGGCCAATAACTGGAACAGAACAATTTTTGGTAAACGCCAACGCCCTTAAAGGCTTCGCTCGCCAAGTCGAAAGAATACGGTTTGAACATATTAGTGAAGTTATTTCCACCATGGTCACTCAAATGAATTCTCTTTCTGCATCTCTGAGTGCCAGCCTGTCTCCTTCAATCAACATCGAAGCGCATTTGCAAACTCTCGCTCACAATATTGGTTTAGGCAATTCGCAGGATTATACAATTAATCATCGCAATTTTACCATCAACATGAAAGTTGACGTTCACATCGACACAGTAGATTTGAAAAAAGTCCTTCTCGGCAACCCAAATTTGGAATTCCAAGCCCAAAGTCACGCAACAGGCCCACAATGAACCCCAAAGAACAACTTAGCGCTTTTTTTGAGACGCTCAATCCAGAAGACAGGGAAATGGTAGAGGACGAACTTGAAAAAACATTTGGGGATTTAGAGAAACAGCTAAAATCAATCACAGAAGTTTTGGAGTCAGCATTATCTAATACTTGATGCCACCGCTTATTCTAACAAATTCACAAACCCAAGAACTCCCTGTATCTACGATTTTGGATAGCGGGCCAGTTTCTTACATTATTGACGGCACTGGCCCCGATGGCTCCCCTGTGGCCAAAAATGGCCAAGGCGGTAGAAATGATGATTTATTGACCAGTGTGAAAAGACGCATGGTAAGTCATACTGTTGCCATCACCAATGATCCGGCAACAGGGAATGATTTCCCCCTAATGCGACCAGCCTCGCTGAACTCTTTTTCTATCCGTGACTCCAACGGAAGGCCGCCAGAGAGATTACAACAGCCAGCAAATCAACCAACTTTTTTAAATCAAGATTTGATTGATCAAGAGGCGGTCAATAGATTAACCAACAGAAATTTAACAGAACGAGTTCCTAGGATTTCTTTAGAAAATATTCATCGTGGTCGTTCTAGTGCTCCCGGCATAAATGGCAATCAGCTATTGTCACAAAATCAAAGTCAATTATTACTCAATGTAGCTCCCAAGGTTTCCAGTGTTTTAAAGCACAATCGTTTCAACGAAGAAAAAACATATCTTTCGTTGTTCGAAAATGGGGATGATGACAATGTTGCTCTAGCCGGTTACCAACCCGACCAAGGCAAGTATGTCGCTCACGAGACTAATGAAAATCCTGAGATTACTTTGAAGGATCTAAAAAAAGTTGGGTTCATTATGTTGATGGAGGCTTGTGGCAAACCTGAATTTCTTAGTAGAGATTTAGAAAGTGGCGCCAACAAAGAAGCCATGAGACTAACACCCGGTCAAGCCGAAATTGGCATTCCTATTGATTTTGACCAAATGGCTGCCACAGAAGCATTGCATAAAATCAAAGAAAAATACAAGAAAAAAGCAAACTCAAATAGGTTTTTTACAAATGCTCGCTCCGTTAAATCCTATGGAAGTGTCAACAATCAAGAAAATCATTTTTCTGGATTGTCTTCCTATGGATCTATTATTTTGGCGGGTGCTATGATAACCACTTTAAAAGGTCTCGTTACTGGCATTTCTCTGATCATGGATCTGGTTGTAAAAACTAAGCCTGGGGGCGATTTCATTAGCGGAGTATCTGGTTTAATAAACCCACCAAGCACCACCCGCCATGGTGTAAGTGATGCTACAGAAAATTTTGGGTCCAATTTTTTTACTTATGTAAATAAAGGATTAGATATTTTTTTTGCTTGGGATGGGCGAAGTTACATGAGAGTGGTTTTAAACCCTGGCTATTATTTAACCTTGGTTCGAAGTATTGTTCGAAGTGAAGCTGCTGCTATTTTAAAATTTACTAAACTTGATTCCTTGACTGATGCGCTTCTCGCAGTAGAAGATCTCGCTAACTCAAAACTATTTTCATTCATGCGTGTAATGGCTCAAATAGGGCAGGTAAATGAGTTTTGGGAACAATCACAAGCAAGCTCCCGCGGAACGGCTTATTACGTCGATACGGACAACACACCGGCTATGATGAACATCCCAGGAGCAACGAGTGATTCGACAAGACTAGAAAATCCTTTCGCCCACGTTGTTAAAAGCAGAATTGACAACAAAACTGCCTGGAGGAATGATGCCACTGCATCTGCCTATCTTTTCCCTGAATCGATTATAGATGCAAGCAGAAAATATCATAATGCTGATTTTACGTTTGGCAGCGCCATCAATCGCCATACAAAGTTGACAGGTAGCAGCACTCGAATTTCACAAGAAGATCGCAAAAAAATAGAACAAATTCTTGACGCAGAGTATGTCCCTTTTTACTTTCATGATTTAAGAACGAATGAAATTATTTCTTTCCATGCTTTTTTGGAGAGCATGACTGACAACTATCAAGCCGAATATGAGTCATCCTCTGGATATGGGCGTGGTGGTAAAGTAAGTATTTACAAAAATACCAATAGAACCATCGGGATGAGTTTTTCCGCAGTAGCAACAAGTGAAAATGATTTTGACTTGATGTACCTAAAAATTAACAAATTGCTGACGATGGTTTATCCACAATGGACCGAAGGTAGAACCGTTAAGATAGGCACAAGAAAATTCACTCAGCCATTTTCACAAACCCCAGGCGCTTCACCTTTGATTCGTTTGCGTTTAGGCGATGTATTCAAGTCAAATTATAGCAAATTTTCCGCAGCGCGTTTGTTTGGCTTGGGCGATCGTTCTTTCACAATGAATACAAATAGCCAACAGGTTGCTGCTCGCTCCACATTGGACGAAGAAAAACAGCAAGCCAGAACACGCTTGCGGGAAGAGACATATATTTTCGAAAACAGTGAAGAAGTCACGATAAATGGCGGTGCGGTACGAACGATCTACCACTCGGAAGGAAATAATTTCGTTCCGAGTGCTGGGGCATTATCTCGTGCAAACTTAGCCGTCGTTGTAACCGGCCGCATCGTTGGCTCTGTCGTGGATCGCTCTGGTACTTTATTATATATTGTAGATGCACAAATCCCGGCAAACTCAATCGGAGCCAATAGCAGAAGCCGTGGGCGCGCTTCTCGCTCACGCGCACCAAGTCCAACCGCTGTGCCATCTACCACCGATGGAAGAAGCGTATTGATTGGCGTACCCCTTCAGGATTTGACATTGAGTGCCGCGGAAATAGAGCGCAAAATAAATAGGCAATTTGCCTCTCAGGAAGCAACATCTGGTGATCCTTCAATTTCGCAAGAACGACAAGGTATTCAGGAATTTTTCTCAAATGACAATCCCGTTATAAGATCTTTTGCTTCAACTGAAGGAAAGGGTTTAGCTGGCTTTATTACGTCCATTAATTTTAATTGGAAAGATGGCCCTTGGGAAACAACTAGATTCAATTCAATTGCCCCTCAAATGTGTAAAATTGAATTTAATTTCGAACCTGTATTCGACATTGCTCCCGGCTTGGACCACAATGGGTTTAATCGGGCTCCTGTTTACAATATTGGAGAAGCCATGGAGAATCTCTCTAAAGACAACGAAGAAGACCCAGGTAAAGAAATGTTTAATAAATCTCGGCTAGCTTTAACCAGAGGATCTAGAGGAAGGTAACGATTTATGCGACGATATGACAATGTTGAGGTGCTTGGTTTTCACTATGCTACTTCTGACAAAATTTCTAGGCTCCGCGAAAATATCAAGAATGGCAACATTACATGCGCCCAAATTATTCTTCAAGAAGGCGTAAGGCTGGATAACTTAGCTGGCAAATATTACGGTGATGGAAAATTGTATTGGATTATCGCAGCCGCTTCCGGCATCGGGTTTTGTTTACAAACGCCACCCGGAACCGTTATTATGATCCCTAAATTAAGTGATGTAGGAAAATACGCTTAATTTTAAAAATGAACCCCTAGCCTCTAGTTGAAAAGTGCGCTCGGCGACTATTTCTATACATGGGTTATAAAGAAAATCTAGCTAGAGGGCTTCGTAATTTTTCTCCTTATTTTGGTTTAAAAACAGCATCAGACTTAATTACAGCCAACCAACTTCAAAATGTGACTGGCGAACGTGGTGTAGAAAACCGTTCAGTTTTAGCTCCTTCTGCTATTTCGGGAAGAGTCATTGAGCTTTTAATTGATACTTCTACAGGGGCCTTAACGACTCCTGAGTTGATCAGGGCGATCAACAATGTTACTCAAACGACCAGAACCGACTCAGGAACTACCGCTTCCGATGAAATAAATCAAAGAGTAAAAATTGTCTACTCCAATGATTTATCTTTGCGGTTATCTAACAGTCCCAATGTCGTTAGTGGACTAGAGGGATTTTTGAGCAACCAAGGAATGAACCGCTCCCCCGCAAACCCCACCAAACAACAACCTTCAATGTCGGCAATTCAGTTGTTTGATTCCAGAATCAGTCCGTGCATCAAAAATTCTAATGCACTCATCATGTTCATGAATTTCGTTCCACTGGTAGAGTTAGTCAGATGCACACCTTTTTTGGACATTCAATTTATTACACCACGGAATCCCTTAGATGCAAACAAGCGCCTACAAACAACATCTTTAAATAAGTTTTTGCTAGGGGCAAAACAAATTTTATCAGAAAGCAGTGTTGAATACGACACAACTTTTGCAAACACAATCACCAATTCCGATGGAAGTATATCATCTGTTACCGGGATGGAGTTATTTACTACCCCCCAAACATTACAAAATCTTGGCGATACCAATGTTTTCGACGCTTCTCTAAGAGCAAACCCAATTCGAGATAAAATGCGTCCTTTCATGACAATCGAAAGTCTTGTTATTGATATTGCTCCCTCCGGTGGGATGAGTTGTTACAAAACCGCCAAACTCGCTGTAATTTTACACGATTCTTCAAGGTTGTCCGAAATTGCAGAAATGGTAAAACCAGATATGTATGGTCAATCAGAAATTTTGCTTGACTACGGATGGCAACACCCCGATGACAGTACACGCAATAATCCTTACGGAGATTTAATGAATGGAATGCGTTGTAAAGAAAAATATGCCATTGTTAATTCCACATTTGCTTTTGATGAAGTAGGACAAGTAAAACTCACGCTTCAATTAGCAATGAGATGTGCGACCGATTTAAATAATTTATCTATTGCCTCTAGCGAGAGCGCCCGATCTGCTCAAGAAACCGTTGAGCGTATTTCTAGAGTCGTGGGTGAATTAAGAACCCACATGCGCTCAAACCCGTATCCCGGCACAGCCGAAATCCGAGGTTCACAAATTATCGACGCGGCCGAGGATGTTCGCAACCAAAGCCAATTCACCCCAGCCCTACGCACCGCTTTAAATGAATTAGCGCAAACTGCTTCTAGGAGGTCTTCGCGAGGTCGCCAAGGCCACCAAACACAGAGCAGAACTGATTTACAACAAATTCTCTCGCAAGTTAGGAATTTGTATGAAGGATCTAATTCTGCAATCTCTACGCTTCGAACGAGTATTGCTACAGAGATCGCAAGAAAAATGCAGCAAATGGCCAGATCATATGATCCGTTTCTCGAACCTTTGACGACGGAGGCAAGAGTTATCTCGGATTACCAAGAAAGGCCACGCCGTGCTGCCCGAGTTCGCGGCGCCAACATCAGGACTGATAGTTTCAATTCAACAGATATCGGTTCTAGTGCTAGTCGTGTATCGTTAGGAAAGCTTCTTCTGGAATTTGTTGGCGTCCCTTTGCTTTCAACTGGAAAATATGATGACATCCAATGGATTTTCCATAAATTTAATTCTCATGCTTCCGACGCATCCAAGAAAAACATAGCAGGTTTCGATGTTGACATTGCTTGGTTTCAAGAGCAATTTATTGGTTTAAGAATGCAGAATATCGGTAGAACAGCTAACATGCCCGTGTCAGAGTTTATCTCATTTGTTACACACAATATCATTGAAGATTTTGCTGCAATTGATTATGGTTTAAGCGCAGTCTACCGCCATGAGAGAGACGAGGAAGGGCGCCCTGTAGTGCGCCCTGTGCGAGTAAACAATAGCTCCGATACTCGTATTGGGGGTGCTGAAATTGCTAACAACCTTGATGCCATCATGAGAACAAAAGTTGCTGATGGGGTTTTTAAAATGCCCTTAGTGGACATGTATTTTGAGAGTCTAGCCGGAGCCTCCATTGCAGACCCTGATTCTCGCGACCCCAATGGAAAAACCATTTTAAGAATTCATGTTTTTGATCGCCAAGCTTCTCCCTACGAAACTTACGGCTCTTTACTGGCTGCCTCCAGGGATGAGACAATGCTTTCTATCGGCAGGCTAGTCAACCAAGCACCACCTTCACTTGTTGAGCAAAACAACTTAGCACTCCAGAGTGCTATTCTAGGTGCCGCTCAGAGCGAGGCTGGATTGATTGTTGAAGATCCTCCTGGGTCACACATTTATAGAATCAATAAATCCCATAGAGAACTAAAAGAATTTGTGATGCAAACTGTTCCTTACATTGTTTATGGGACAAATGGGACAGCAATAAAAACAGCAAGCGTTCAAACTCTTCAAGACGCGGCGTTGACCACAGTCAACATGCTTAGAAGCGCCAGGACAGGAGCTCCTTTGGCCAGCGGAGAAGATGTTGGCGGCTTACCTTTAAGAGTGACACCAACTGAAATGAGTATTTCTAGCTTCGGCTGCCCTTTGATTGATTTTGGACAACAATTTTTCTGTGATTTCAATACAGGAACGACTATTGATAACCTTTACGGGGTTGTTGGCTATTCTCACAGCTTTGCTCAAGGAAAGTTTGACACTGAAATCAAACTATCCCCGTTGGATGCTTATGGGTCTTATCAGTCTCTTCAGGCTGTCGTAGAGAATGCAGCCAGAGTCATCGGATCACAGACAGAAAATAACGGAACAACATGACTTGAGAGGAGGGAATTCGAGATCCCTCAATCTGCTCAAGTGGCTAGCCACTGAGACAAGGAAAGCATATCCTTATCTCTTGTTTCTTTCTTTTTCTATCTCTTGGCGTCACCCCAGATCAGAGATAGCAAACCGGGATGAAATGTATAGCAAAATAAAATGACAGACAATATTATTAATATTCGCTTGATAGGCAACTCAATTGGCTCTTTTTATGAAGATCTTTTGGTTAAGTATCAAAATAATACATACCAATTTTCATGGATAAATCCCTCAAAAGATATTGATAAATCTTGGCTAGTCTATGGCGGAACAGAGTCACAATACCCAGGACGGTGCATCGAGGAATTTTTGGAATTGCATGGCAAGGTTATTACCACAGCCATAAATAAAAAACCTCTACAGGAGTTTCGGGTTGTCGCCCACGCCTTGCCACCCTCTGAAATTCCGTGGCGCTACGCTCTTCCCAAAATAGACTACGCAACGTATATTAAATCACTAATAGAAGAAATCCTAGGTTGTTTGTTTCCTATTTGGAATAACTTAGAAGGGGAATATTACAGAACAACATATTCACAAACTACAAAAGCTTGCGGGTATTTCCAGCCTGCCAAAATTAACGTTTCTTATTTCAGCGAACAAAAAAACAATTTCAATAATTCTTTAACTTCCGTTTTCGACTCATTCAAGCCAAATGAGGAAGGGTTCTCTAGGGCTCCCACCTACTCTAAATCTAAAAGCAGGACTGGTAGGTTGATTACCACAAGCGGAGCGAATATGCTTTTGCTTGAAAAGAAACACAGGTCTAAAATTCTGGAATCTAGGTTCGGCAAGGACGGGCAAATCATTCAGCTTGATTACAAATCCTTGGAGCCGCGAGTTCTTTTGGGCTATCTCAACAAGAAAGAGGAAGCCGCACAACTCGACATCTATGCTGACGCAGCCAAGAAATTTTCACTGACCATCCCAAGAAGCACGGTGAAAGATATCGTTCTATCAAAGCTCTATGGGGCTGGCAAGGAAAAGATTTTAAGCCTCCTTGGGGAGAATCCAGAATATGTGATGAATTGTATTAACGAGCATTTCTCTTTTAGGGAAATGACAAATATGTTGCAAGCGCAACATGATGAGTCTGGTAGAAAGATGATTCGAAATGCCTATGGACGTTGCATCAAAACAGACGACGTACAATCGAGAGTTTTTCTGAATTATTTTTGTCAATCAAGCGCTGTTGATGTGGCATTATTGGGATTCCATCAAATTTTGCTTTATTTAGAGAAATACCAGCTACTATCTTTAATAGTACCAATATTTTTTCTTCATGATGCCGTGCTGTTAGATGTTCACAAAGATGCGATGCCTGAAATATCGTTTCTAAAAATTATTGGGAGTCAAAACATCATGAAATTTGAAGACATCCAATTTTACTTAGAAGATAGCAATGTAACATGAAAGAAAAAATCAAAATATCAATCAAAAATGCACACTTAAAAGTGAAAGAATCTAAAAAACCATTTTTTGATCTAGCAATTTTTGTTTTTAGTGATTCCGAGCCAAAAATCATTACCATGCGAAGATATTTGCAAATTACTTTAGATCCATTTCACGCATTTTGGATTGGCAACAAAATCGAAGAGCCACTTCGCACTTATCTTTTAGCTTATTTCAACACTGCCAAACTTCCATTATAAATTTCCTACTCGGCATCGTAGGTCATCTTTCCAAAAGGACGCACCTATGACACCCCCCCAAGAAGATTCACTTGAAAAAATTACAAATAATTGGCAGCGATATCAAACATTTAGTAGAAAAACCGGCGCCACTCGACTCGAAGGAGTAAACAAGCTTCTAGAACATTTCGAAAATCGCCTCGCTGTAACTCCGTGTTCAGTTCGTAAAGAATATCACGGATCGTATATTGGTGGCTTGGTTGATCACTCGCTACGATTAACTTCAAATATTGTTAATTTTAACAAGGTCTACAGCCTGACCGTTCCGATTGAAACTATGTTGTTTGTCGGTTTGTTTCACGGCCTTGGCAAAGTAGGAGATTTAGAAAAAGACTGTTTTCTAGAGCATCAATCAGATTGGCATGTTAAACAAGGAATTTTTTACGAGTTCAATAAAGAATTGTCATTTATGACGGTTCCTCATCGCACTTTATTTTTACTCCAACATTTCGGAATTACTCTTTCCGAAGAAGAATATACAACTATTTTGTTATCTGGCGATGTGAGCTCAGGGGAAGAATCCAAATACCTTCTGCAAGAGCCTCCATTGACCATGCTTTTCCAAGCAGCGGCACGTTTTACGATCAACCAAACCAAACAAAAATCGTCCGTGTGTGGTTAAAAAAATCATATACAGCCCAGAAAAAAGCAATATAACATACTAATTAAAGGCAAGGACACGATGCCTTATCGTTCGAAACAAACGATTACAGACCCTTGAATCTACCAAGTGGTTTAAAATTCTGATCAGTCAGAAACTTGAAGAGCAATTCAACAAGTAGTTCATTTAACAATTCGGTTTGGGTGGCGACCCTAAAGACGCAACGGAGAATATAAACATGGCAATCGATCTAGAAGCAATCAAACGTAAAATCGCACAACTTGAAGGCAAAACCAAGGGTAACAGCAAATATCAGAAAAAAGTTTGGTTCAAACCCAAAGCCGGAAACGAATATTGCGTGCGAATCCTCCCCTTTGAAGGTACTGATGGGCAACCATTCAAAGAGATTTGGAGCTATCAAAACATTGGCGAGCATTTTTCGCTCCCAACTCTTCGCCAATACAAAGAACGCGATCCATTCGCGGAATTAATTGACACTCTGCGAGAAGAAAATACGCCAGAAAGTTTGGAAATGGCGAAGAAACTCTATCCGAAAATGCGTGCTTTCGCAGCCGTCATCATTCGTGGTGAAGAGGACAAGGGGCCGCAAGTTTGGGGTTTTGGCAAAACAATGTATCAAGCTATTCTTGAAAAAATGATGGATTCGGATTTCGGAGATGTAACAGACGTTGAAAAAGGTTTCGATCTTAAAGTAACCGTAAAACAAGTACAAGGAAAATCTGCACCAGACTACACTCTCTGTGCTTATCCTACAGATAAAAAAGCACAACCATCACCTCTGTCTACCAACAAAGCCAAAGCCGATAGCTGGTTGGCTTCTGTGCCGGACTTGAATGATCTCTTCAAAAAAAGAGATTATGACGAAATGAAAGGCATTCTTGAGGGTTGGCTAGGTGGTAGCGACGAAAAAACCGACAAAAAAGCAACGGGCAGCGTTGGTCTAGAAAAAACGAAAGCTCCTGCTCCAAGCGCGGGCATTAAAAAGCCTGCAACCGCCTCCCCAGCCCCCGCTGTTGATGATGTAGGACTTGACAGCATCGAAGACGCCTTGGCTGGTTTGAGCGACGACTGATAAAATCTCTTAGCTTCCTTATTTCTTAGCTTGTAACATTGATGTACGACCACAAAAGGGCTCCTTAAACAAGAGCCCTTTTGTGCATGAAAGGCTTATTTCCATGGCTCCTCCGAAAAAAAATGCTCAACCCGCTGCTGCAAAAAACACTGATGACAATTCACTTTCCTCAGTAGATAATTTCGTTAACGATCTCGTGAAAGATCTAAACAAGGAACATGGCGAAAGAATTGCTTACAATTTGGGCACAGATATGTCGCCAACCCATGTAGAACGCTGGATTTCTACGGGGTCTCGCCAATTGGATTACATCATTTCGAACAAGCGAAATGGTGGAGTTCCCGAAGGACGCATCATCGAAATCTTC